TTCAAGCGCAAGCGTCGCTCAGAAACATAATTGAAACATTTTCTAGAACTACAAGATTTATTTTAACTTGTAATTATGTAGAAAGAATTATAGATCCACTACAATCTAGGTGTCAAGTACTTAAAGTAGTTCCACCAAGTAAAAAAGAAGTTGCATATCATTTGTCTTGGATTATGGATTTAGAAAAGATTGCTTTTAATATGGATGATTTAGGTTCTATAGTATTACAATTTTATCCTGATTTAAGAAAATGTATTAATACCATTCAAGCTAACACAGTTAATGGTGAACTTAAATTAGATAAATCAGTTTTATTTTCATCTAATTATATAGATGAAGTGATAGATGAATTATGCAAATCAAAATCAAATTTTAAAAATATTAGACAAATAATTGCTAATGCTAATACTGATGATTATGAAGATCTATTTAGAACTTTATATGATAGAGCAAGTGATTATATGCCTGGTAAAGAAGGTACAGTAGCTATTTTAGTTAATGACCATCAATACAAAGCTAATTTCCGAATTGATAAGGAAATTAATATAATGAGTTTAATTAATAATTTAATAAATAATAAATAATATGAATAGAGGAAGTGCAGGAGGTGCTACACCCCAACAACCACAAGTAAATGTTGATTTAACATCAACAAAACCAGTTAAAAATTCTAAAGGTACAGACATTTGGAAATCAAGAGTAATTTTAAGAAAAATTTCTAAATATGTAGCTGGAACTGATACGGATGCAATAATGCCTATCCCAGTTTTTGTAGATCCATATAATGATAAAATATTAGCAGATGGATTACCAATGGAATTAAGGGAAGAATTAGCGGAATCAAGCGTATTATCTGAATAGAATGGTTAAAAATGTTTGGGATTGGTTAAAACAGATTAATTCAATTAAATCCGATCCCTCATTATTCTCAGATAAAGATTGGGAACTTTGGAATAGTTATATGATACATAGATTTATGTCTATGAATAGTGACTTTTTAGAGTTAGTAAATGAAGCTCAAAAAATACATCCCCAAAATAAGGAACAAATATATTCAATTTATAGAGAATATATTCCTAAAAATAATAAATGGAATAAATATATTAAATCTAATATCAAACAACAAAAAAAGGAGCTATTAGAATATTTATCTCGATATTGGGAATGTTCACAAAATGAAGTAAGAGAATATTTGAATTTTTTGGGAGATGACGAAATTCTTCGTATATTGGGACGCATGGGAATACAACAAAAAGAAATAAATAAATTATTATGAAATTAGAAGTATACAAATTTTTAAAATCAGAAGCAGAGGCTGATAGAAATAAAGCTCTGGCTAGTGTTGAATTATTAACAAATAATCCTGCAGGTATAGGTGATCACTCAACAAAAGATTATTGGGATAACTGTACTGAAGCACTTAAATTACTTGCTTCATCTGAAGAAAGATTAGAGACTTTAGAGAAATATTTTAAACCTAAAGGACAAGTTAATGGGTGATAGTGTAAAAAAACATTTTGAATTAGTTAGCGAAGCAGAATTTGATAAAGCAATTGAAAAAGAAAATACTATTGCTGGTTTAGGAGTAATCGAAGTATTTGAAACATCATACCCAGAATTATCTGATGAATTTAAAAAAATTCAAGATGAAATGTATGAAATGTTTGCTCGTAAGCATATGGATTATGGTTTAAATAATATTGCCTTGGGTGGTGATTTAAAAGATGAAGCAGATAAGAAATTTTCACTTACTGGTTTATGTATTAGATTAACTGATAAAATTTCAAGGTTAAAAAATCTTCTTAGTAATGGTAAAAATTATGTTAAAGGAGAAGGAATGGAAGATACGTTTATTGATATAGCTAATTATGGAATTATTGGTTTATTAGTAGGACGTGATAAATGGAAAAAATAAATTTTGCCTAAAAAAATACCTAACATTGTAAAGGAGATTAAAAATAATCCACCTCAAGAGATAAACTTTGCTTATCAAAAGAATATTTCTTACTCTCAAATGTCTATTTTTAGAGGGTGCCCTCATAGGTGGAAATTACAATATAAAGATAAAATTAAAAGATTTACTTCTTCTATTCATACTGTTTTTGGAACTGCGATCCATGAAACTATGCAGCATTATTTAGATATAGCATATGAAAAATCATTTGCTGCTGCTGATAGAGAAATAGATATTAAAGAATACTTTCAAGAAAAATTTATTGGTGAATACCAAGTTCAATATAAAAAAAATAATGATTCCCATTTTTCAGATGCAGTTGAAATGAGGGAATTTTTTGAAGATGGAGCAGCTATATTAGATTGGTTTAAAAAAAAACGTAGTAGGTATTTTAGTAAAAAAGGTACTTATTTAGTAGGTTGTGAGGTACCTATTGTAATCGCGCCGAATAAAATGTATAATAACGTATTATACATGGGGTATTTAGATGTTGTAACATATAATGAAAGATCAGATACATTTAAGATAATCGACATAAAGACCAGTACTAAAGGATGGAATAAATTTGCTAAAAAAGATGAAAGTAAACAATATCAATTATTATTATATAAACAATATTTTTCTGAGCAATATAATATACCATTAGATAAAATAGAAATTGAATTTTTTATACTTAAAAGAAAAGTATTAGATTGGGATGATGATAAAATTATGTCACCCCATCAAGCATATAGAGTACAAACTTTTACTCCCCCAAGTGGAAAAATAAAGTTAAATAGAGCAAAAAATGCTATTAATGATTTTATAAAAGAATGTTTTAATAGTAGTGGAAATATCAAAGAAAGAGAGTACATTAAATCACCATCAAAATGGAATTGTACTTTTTGTCCTTTTAAAGAAGAACAAGAATTATGTGGAGAAGGGATAATCTATTGATATTTTGATATATGTATAATCAAATATAAATGTTATTAAATAATTAAGATTATGAGTAATAAAAAACCAATGACACTTACAAGTGTAAAAGTTCAAGCTGGCTTATTCGAAAATTTTAAAATTGAATGTGTAAAGAGAAAATTCTCATTTCAAAAACTTGCTGATCGTAGCTTATTTTTGTATCTTACAGACGAAAATTTTAGAAAACAAATAACAAACCAAACTAATATAGAACTTTAAATTAAAAATTAATGAATAAAAGTTATAAGTATCTTCCTAAGGATAAAAGGAAGAAAATATTATTAATCACTGATGATATAAGAGTACATTCTGGTGTTGCTACAGTAGGTAAAGAAATTGTATTAGAAACTTGCCACCATTATAACTGGGTACAATTAGCTGGAGCATTAAAACACCCAGATAAAGGTAAAAGATTAGACATAAGTAATGATTGTTCTAAACAAGTTAATATTAAAGATGCTAGTGTATTTCTTTGGTGTGTAGATGGATATGGAACACCAGATCTCTTAAGACAAGTAATGGCCACTGAAAAACCAGATGCAATCTTATTAATTACTGACCCTAGATATTTTACTTGGGTATTTAATATGGAACATGAAATAAGAAAAGTATGTCCTATTACTTATTTAAATATTTGGGATGACTATCCAGCTCCAATGTATAACAAAGCTTTTTATGAGTCTTGTGATATGTTAATGGGTATATCAAAACAAACAGTAAACATTAATAAACTTGTTTTAGATGGTGAAGATAATAGTAGAAGAGTATTTAAGTATGTTCCACATGGTTTAAATTCTGATCATTATTATCCTATAGATAAAAAAGATGAAAAGTATTTGGCCTTTAGAAAACGAGTATTAGGTAAAGATGACTCCAAAACTAAATTTGTTGCTTTCTTTAATTCTAGAAATATTAGGAGAAAACAAATTCCTGATACTATGTTAGCTTTTAGAGCATTTTTAGATTCTTTACCCAAAGAAGAAGCTGATGGGTGTAAATTAATCTTACATACTGAAGTTACTTCTAATCATGGAACTAACTTAGCTAAAGTAAATGAATATCTATTTGGAGAAAAATATAAAAATAATATTTTATTTTCTACTAATAAATTATCAAGAGAAGAATTAAATTATTTATATAATTTAGCTGATGTTCAAATGTTATTAACTTCAAATGAAGGTTGGGGGCTAACAATAACAGAGGCTATTTTAACTGGTACACCAATTATAGCTAATACTACTGGTGGGATGCAAGACCAAATGAGATTTGTAGATGAAAATGGAAAGTGGTTTACACCAAGTCCTGATGTACCTTCTAATCATAGAGGAACATATAAAGAACATGGTGAATGGGCATTCCCATTATATCCAGCTACTAGATCAGTTCAAGGTTCTCCTCCTACACCTTATATTTTTGATGATAGATGTAAATGGGAAGATGCAGTAGATAGATTAACTGAAGTATATAATTTATCCCCAGAAGAAAGAAATAGAAGAGGATTAGCAGGTAGAGAATGGGCTATTGGAGATGAAGCTGGATTTACAGCTAAACACCAAGGTCAAAGAATTTTAGAGGCATTTGATGAATTATTTCAAGTTTGGGAACCTAAAGCTAAAATGTCTATTTCGAATCTTAATGAATATAAAGGTAAATTTTTAAATCATAAATTAATATACTAATGAGTAAACCAACGTTTTATATAAGTGCCCCTTTTGATACTTACAGTGGCTATGGTGCACGTTCTAGAGACATTATAAAAGCTATTATTGAATTAGAAAAATATGATGTTAAATTAATCCCTCAAAAATGGGGTGATACAACATGGGGTTTTTGTGCTAAACATGAAGAATGGAAGTTTTTATGGAATAGTGCAGTTCAGGGAATACCTCAAGGAATTCAACCTGATGTTTGGATGCAAATTACAATCCCTAATGAATTCCAACCTATGGGAAAATTTAATATTGGTTGTACTGCAGGTATTGAAAGTACAGGTTGTACTGGTGATTGGATTGTAGGTTTAAATAGAATGAACATGAATTTTGTTTCTTCTAAACATAGTAAACATATATTTGAAAATATTGAATTTGATGCATTAGATCAAAATAAAAAATCTACGGGACAAAAAATTAGAAATCAAAAACCAATTCATGTTGTTTTTGAAGGTGCAGATTTAGATATATATAAGCATTTACCGTCAAAAGATAATAAATTAAAATTAGATGAAATTAAAGAATCATTTTGCTTTTTATTTGTTGGTATGTGGATGGAAGGTGCTGTAGGTCATGATAGAAAAAATGTTGGTCTAATGGTTAAAAATTTCTATGAAACATTTAAAAATAAAAAAGGTACTAAACCTGCTTTAATTTTAAAGGCATCAACAGGAGTAGATAACTATATAAGTAAAGATGCTATACAAGATAGAGTTAAAGAAATTAGAGATTCTGTAGGTGGAAGTGATTTACCTAATGTTTATTTATTACAAGGTGATTTTACAAATCAGGAAATGAATGAGCTATATAATCACCCTAAAGTAAAAGCTATGGTTTCTCATACTAAAGGGGAGGGTTATGGTAGACCTTTAATGGAGTTTTGTTTATCTAAAAAACCAGTAATTGCTTCTGGTTGGTCAGGTCAATTAGATTTCTTACATCCATCATATGCTTATTTATTACCAGGTAAAATGGAAAATGTACATCCATCAGCTGCTAATAAATGGTTATTAAAAGATTATCAATGGTTTAGTGTTGATCAAGGACATGCTAGTAAAGCATTTAAAAATGTATTTACTAATTATAAAAAGTATGTTACACCCGCTAAACAACAGGGTCATCATATCCGAACTAATTTTAGTAAAGATAAAATGAGGGAATTGGTAGATAATATATTAAAACATAATATACCTGAATTTCCTAAACAAGTAGATTTAAATTTACCTACTTTAAACCCTAAAACAAAAGTAGAATTACCTAAAATAAATTAATTATGCAATACGATGAAATAATAAATTGTCCTAAGTCAGGAGGTGACTTATGTTACAAAGTAGAAATAAGTAAAGATATAACTAACTTTTTAAGTTTATCTTGTGGATTTTGGACTAATACTTTAATGAAAGAAGGTTCTGAATTTTATAATGAACAGTTAATTACATTACCTGAACTTTATAAAGATTTAGCTTGGGAAGATCCTGAAACTAATTTAATTTGGATACCTAATACAATTAACCTACCAGAATCTGGAATGGTTTTTGCTAATGGTGCTAGTAAAAATGAATGGAGTTGGGCTGGTGTAAAAGCTATAAAATTAGAAGAAGGAGATGAAGCAAAAGTAGAAGGACAAACACATAAAATGGATATGTCTACATTAAAATCATTTACAGAACGTGATTATATGGATGCTCTTTCGTATATTGGAGTATTACCTGAATAAGATATGAAAATAAGCTATGCCATAACCGTTTGTAATGAGTTAGAAGAAGTAACTAAATTACTTAATGTGCTACTTAAACAAAAAAGAGCAGAAGATGAAATTGTTGTTCTTTTTGATAAAGGAAGTGGTACAGCTGAGGTATGGGATAGGTTACAAGAATTAAAAGGTGAATCAAATGTTATATTTGAAGCTAAAACATTTAAAAAACATTTTGCTGATTGGAAAAACCACTTAACTTCTTTATGTAGTGGTGATTATATTTTTCAAATTGATGCAGATGAAATACCTCATACTATTTTACTTGAAGCATTACCTGAAATTCTTAAAACTAATCCTGATAATGAAGTATATTTAGTACCGCGTGTTAATACTGTTAAAGGTATAAGAACAGAACATGTAAAAAAATGGGGTTGGAGATTATCAAATGAGGGATGGGTAAATTGGCCTGATTATCAATGGAGAATTTGGAAAAACAAACCAGAAATTAAATGGGTAAATAAGGTTCATGAAAAATTAGATGGATTCTTAACTTATGCACCTTTACCTAAAGCAGAACAATATGCCTTATATCATCCAAAAACAATAGAAAAACAAGAAAAACAAAACGCATTTTATGAAACCATCTGAAAAAATACCTTTATTTAAAGTTTTTATGGCTGATACAGCTGCTCCGGAAGTAACAAAAGTACTTAATAGTGGGTTTATAGGTCAAGGACCTAAAGTTGATCAATTTGAACAACAATTACAAGATTATTTTAACCATAAACATATACAAACTTTAAACGCAGGTACCTCAGCTTTACATATGGCTCTTCATTTATTAAAAAAACCTAAACCACATTGGAATGAAGATGTATTTCAAGGAGTGGCTTGGGTATCTCATAATTGGCCTGGATTAGAAGATGGTGATGAAGTTTTATGTACTGCAATGACTTGTACAGCTTCAAATTGGCCCGTTTTGGCTAATAATCTTAAAATAAAATGGGTAGATATAGATCCAAAAACATTAAATATGGATCTTGATGATTTAGAAAGAAAAATAACTAAAAAAACTAAGGTTATAATGGGTGTTCATTGGGGTGGTTATCCATTAGATTTAGATAGATTAAGAAAAATTAGAACAAGTTTTAGAGGTGAATTTGGATGGGCACCTGCAGTAATAGAAGATGGAGCTCATTCTTTTGGCTCTAAGTATAAAGGTAAATTTATTGGTACTAGTGATAATTTAACTATGTTTTCCCTTCAAGCTATAAAACATATCACTTCAATTGATGGTGGTTTATTATTTAGCCCCCACCAGGAATTACACGATAGAGGTAAATTAATTAGATGGTATGGTATTGATAGAGACAGTGATAGAAAAGACTTTAGATGTGAAGCTGACATACCTGAATGGGGTTACAAATTTCATATGAATGATGTTTGTGCTACTGTTGGTATGGAAAACTTTAAACATTTAGACAGTATTATTTCTAAACATAAAGAAAATGCTGCTTATTATGACTTAAGATTACAAAATGTACCTGGTGTTACATTGTTAGAAAGAAAAGAAGGATTTGAATCTGCATTTTGGATTTATACTATGTTAGTAGATGATAGAGATGGATTTTATAAATACATGGATGAATGTAATATAGCTGTATCTCAGGTACATGAAAGAAATGATAAACACACTTGTGTAGAAGAATTTAAAACAGAATTACCCAATTTAGATAAAACCATAGGTAAAGTCGTTAATATACCTGTTGGGTGGTGGATAACACCAGAACAAAGAGAATATATCGTAGAATGTATTAGAAAAGGCTGGTAATGAGAAAAGCTTGGGAAATTAAAACATTTGATTATGTTATAAATTTTTGGTTTGGTCCTAGATCAACAAAAAAAAGATTTAAATATAATCCCAAAGAAAAATCTGCAAAACAATTATCTCAAGTTTATGGTCAATGGTATCAACAAGTACACCATTATTACTTAGTTAATGCTCATTGTAAATTTCTTAAAAAATATAATATTGATAATTTAAAAAATATTTTATTTGTAATTAATGAATGGGAAGAAGAAGATACAGATCAAGTAGTAAAAGAAGTACAAGAAGTAATTGATTGGCATGGTTTAAGTGATAAAATAAAAGTTATAGTTCACGATAATACTAATCATTCTTATGGTGCTTGGAATGAAGGAATTAAACAATTAATAAAAGATTCAAGTTCTTCTGATTATGTTTTTGTATGTGAAGATGATTATTTACCTGTTGATGGGGAATTTTATAAACCATTCTTTTTTAAATTTAAAGATAATATAGGTTATGTTGCTCAACATATAGATCATGTTAAGTACCATAAAGTAGTACACGATATTGTAGGTAAAATAAATACACACCACGAAAGAAAACATGCTGCGGTGAGTAATGGATTTTTAGATTTAAATTTAGCAAAAACTTTATATAATAAAAATAAAGAAATATTTAAATTTGATACATCAGAATTAGATAATGCAAATTTATCTACTAGAGCAAAGGAACAAATAGTATTTACAGATAATATCACAAATGCAGGATATACATTAGAAAGTATTAGTGATATATGTTATGTTCCTTTTGATATTCAAAATAATAATAAAATAAAAGATTTTGGTGATAAATCAAATTATTGCCCAATAAAACCATATGAATACGGGGAAGTATTAGCAAAAGATAGTAATGGAATAAGTTTAAGAAATATGACCGAATCAGATCTAAAATGGTTTCTAGAAGTAAGAAATGATGACTCAACAAGAAATTTTTTAAAAGATGATAATGTATTTGGTTTAGATGAAGCTCAAAAATGGTTTAAGAATTTAGATAAAAAATTGTGGCCATATCAAATTATATCACGAGTACAAAGACAATATGTAACCAATGAAGGAAATTATTCACGCCATATGTCTGAATATTTTGAAATTGAGCTTCCTATTGGTTATACTAGAAGATATATGACCAAAATTAATGGAAAAGAAATTATTGAATTAGGTTGTGATATACACCCTAAACATAGAAAACAGGGTTATGCTAAAAGAGCTTATATTAATATGTTATCAAACCTAGAATCTGCCTCTTTATGGGTTTTTGAAGATAATTTTGCTCGTAACCTATATTTTGAATTAGGTTTTAGAGATAATGGAGTAACTCAAATTAATCGAGGTAGAAAAGAATATCAAATGGTATGGAAAAGAAAGATTTAAAATTTTTAATTATATTTTTTTATTATAATAGACCAGATATGGTTAGAAATGCTTTAAATAGCATTAATAAGCTTACTTATAAAAACTTTGAAATAGCTTTTATAGATGATGGGAGTGAAGTAAAAGGTGAACCTATAGTAAGAAGTATATTAAAACCAAGTTTTTTAAAAAAAGTAAATTTTATAGATACTAATGATACTGTAGAAGATAAAATAAATAGAGAAGGTAGTGAAATAGGAAAATATGCTAATGAAGCAATTAAAGAATCTGATGCTGATATAGTTTTAATGTTATGTGATGATGATGCTATGGTTCCTGATTATTTAAATAGTTTAAATCGTTTTTATCAATTTAATCCTAAAATACATTATGCTTATTGTAAGTTAAAATATTATAACCCAACAGAAACAAGCTATACACGAGCTAAACCTGATGAAACAGATGTAACTAATAGATTAATTAACCCAGTTACTAATTTAGATTCATCTCAAGTAAGTTGGAGGAGAAAAAGTATGATAGATAAAGATTTTTGGTTCCCATATCCTAGAACTAGAAATTTAGATGCTGTAATGTTTGTTCATTTATGGCATTACTATAAACATTGCTCACCATTAAAAGAATACGGACAATATAAAGCTATATTTAATGACCAATTAGGTAATAGAAAACATGGGTTTAATCAATTAGATAAATGGACTAATATGAGTGAATATGCTGGTGTAGAAAAAACACTATTAGATAATAACCCTCATGATGAATATAAAATAAATGTTAAGTAAAGAAAATAAAAAGTGGAGTCATTATTATGCTGAACCAAATTTTCGAATTAATGATCAATTATGGAAATTTTGCCCTTCAGATCATTTACTTCATATTCATATTCCTAAATGTGCAGGCACTTGGCTAAAACAAATCGTTTATAACTCATCAGCAGGTTCACATAGATTTAATCATGGCCATTTACCAGCTGGATTGCAAAAAACTATGCTAGAGGATAGAGGTTATAAATGGAAACAATTTAAACCCTGGGCTATTATAAGAAATCCTTGGGATAGACTTTGGTCTGCTTATAAGTACACTAAATGGGGGGGATTTGAAGTAAACCTAAGACCAGTAGTTGAAACAAAAGGTAAATTCGAAATAAAAGGTAAAAAAGCACTTCAAAATAGTAAAATATTTAAATCATATGACGAATTTTTACCTATACATGATTTTCATTTGAAAGATCTTTATTTATTAGAAGGTCAAGCTACTGAAAAAGTAGAAATTGGTTGGTTAAAAAATCAAACTATTGGACATGATTTTAAATCTTATATTACTAATTTGTATAATTTAATCCCTGGTAAAGAACTAAATAAAGAGGGAACACTTCCTTGGTGGAGAAAAATAGAAAGAAATATTTATTTAGATCCACAACTTAATTTTTTAAGAGAGATGCCTGAAAAAGGTGAAATAATAGTTCCAAATTTATTTCGTTCTAATGAAATTAAAAAGTTTTTAAAATGGGCCGAATCCAATAGTAAAGATAAATTTATGACTCAAAGATCTGAACAAAGGGCTTCATATAATAAATCAAAAAACCAAATACATTATCAAAACATGTATGATGATGATATGATTAATATGGTGGGTGAATTATACAAAGATGATATTGAATATTTAAATTTTACTTTTGAAAATTAATGTTACAATTTAGAATACAAAACGATCAGGTTATTAATAGTGGTGAAGTAGATAAACTAGGAATACCATTAAAGGAAGTAAATACTGTATTTCCTAATGATTTATATGATGGTTGGTTTCCTTTTACTCGTTTATGTTTTTCTTTAGGAGATTGGGCTGTAATAAGTGGTTTACCTCAAGCATTAAAAGCAAAATACCCCCATCTTAAATTTGCTTTGCCATCAAGGAATTATTTAGAACAAATATTTGGTAATGCAATTGGACAATGGAAATATGGTGATAATAATCCTTTAGATTATATTGATTATATATTTAAAAATAATCCTTACGTTTATCATAGATTTGAACCAGGTGATTTTGATGTAATATTTACTGACCATGATAGAGCTTATACTGATAACATTAATATACCATTAACTGAACAAATATTATTAAGATTTGGATTTACTTTAGATGAAGTAAAAAATATAGATTGTAGACCTCATTTATATTATGATGAAGATGAAAATCCAAATCCTGATATTAAAGATGATTATGGTTGTTTATTATTTGCCTCTAGAATTGATAAATTAAAAGGTAGATGGGATGATAAAAACTTAATTAAAGAAGCTAGGAAATACAAAGATACTCCCGTATATTACTATAGTGAATTTGATTTAAAGGATACTGAATGGGATAAATTATTTCCTATTCGTTATAACTTTGCTGATTTAAACCTTAATTTAAGGCAACAAATGTTAATTAAATCAAGAGCCAAATTTAATATTGGTTATCAAGCAGGGATAAATGATGCAGTTAGTAAACATTCTAATAATATTATTTTAACTCCCTATGATGATATAAAAGAAAATATAATAAGAAATGTTAAATATATCCATTTTAATGGATCAATAAAACAAATATAATGGCATACTTAACCTCAGAACTACAATCAAAATATCAATTTAATATTGATGTTGTTACTCAATTAGAAAAAGAATTTGGGGATGATTATTATGATCTTGAAGCCGAATTTAATGATTATTGGAATAATGTGTTAATGACCCAAATTATTCATGAATCATCAGGTGGTCAAGGTAGATTAGCTGGAGCTGGTCCTATTGATTATAATGAATCAAAAATAATTTATTTCTATATTAGATTAAGAAAACCTAGAAATGTATTAGAAGTAGGATTTGCTAGTGGAGTAAGTTCAGCTTTAATTGCTAAAGCATTAGAGATGAATGGTAAAGGAAAATTATATACAGGTGATTTAAATAGTGCCCCTGATCATAAATGGATTATAACTGATTTTAAATATTATATTGAAAAAGGAATTATTATACCTACTTACCCAATTGATGGAGTTCAATTTGTAGAAGAATTTGATAGTAAAATACCTATTGATTTAACATTTTCAGATGCTAGTCATGAAAAATCATTTTGTTATCATTTAGCTTGTTCTTTATTTGAAAAATATCCTGATGCTTTACATTTATATCATGAATATTCATTTTCTCCATTATCTACCAGTGATTACAAACAGTTTATTAGTGCCAAAGAAAATCACCAACATCAAACATTTTATGAGCGGGAAGCATTTGAGGAACATTTTGATGAAGATTATTATCATCATTATGGTTTTTATGGTAGTTGTGGTTTAGGTGTAGTTAAAAAAAGAGAACAAAGTGTAGCTATGAAAGTATATTATAGATTATCTAATTTAGAAGCAAGTATTACTAAAAGAAAAATAAAAAATGCAACTAAAGAACATTGTTTGAATAATTGCATTCTCGAATTTGGTAAAGAAAATATAACTATAATTGGAGATAAATTAAATGATGAAACTAGAAATTACGTTAATAGTTTAGGTTTAAGATTAGTCGAAGTAAATAATGGAACAGGTGCTGGTACATTTAGAGACGCATTAAATTTAGCTATTAAAGAAAATGATGATGATACAATGGTTTATTTACTTGAAGATGATTTCCTCCATAAAACAGGTTCTAAAAAATTATTAAAAGAAGGTATTAAACGTTATAAAATGTATACTACATTGTATGACCACCCAGATAAATACATTAATGCTAAAGATGGAGGTAACCCTCAAATTGACATGAATGCTGAAATAACTAGGGTATCTAGAACAAAGTCCGTACATTGGAAATTAACAAATAGTACAGTTATGAGTTTTGCTACTTATGTTTCAAGACTTAAACAAGATTTAGATTTAATTCAAAAATATTCAAGTGATAAGATAACTGATTCATATGGATTTTTTACTGAGTTAATTAATACAAAACAAATAGGTGTTGTTAGTAGCATTCCAGGTTATTCAACCCACTGTGAATCAAATTGGCTATCACCTTTAACTAATTGGACAGAAGTATGATAAGTTTAATAATACCAACATATAGAAATCCTGATTATTTACATTTATGTTTAAGATCAGCTATTGAACAACAAACAAATAAAAATGAAATTATAGTCGCTGTAGATGGTTTTATGGAAGAATCTAGAGATGTCTTAGATGATTTTATTGATGATATTAAAATTTTAGATTTAAGCAATAATCAAGGAATGCAAACAGCTCTTAATTTAGCTGTAATGAATGCTACTAATGAAAAAATTTGTATTATAAATGATGACAATGTTTTATGTAAAGGTTGGGATGAAATTATTGAATCGGAATTAAATGAAAAACAAGTATTAACTATAAATCAAATTGAACCTACTGGACCTGGTATATTTAACTTTCCAGTTAAAGATTTAGGACGTACTCCAAAAGATTTTAGGTATGATGAATTTATAGAATATGAGTTAAGATTAAGAGAAAAAGGTATATTAACTAGAGATGGAGGAATATTTCCATTTGCAATGTATAAAAAAGATTATATGATTGTGGGTGGATTTGATACAATGTATCAATCGCCATTTATTTGTGATTGGGATTTCTTTCTAAAATTAGATCTTAATAATATTTCTTTTTACAGAACACACTCAGGTCACTTTTATCATTTTGGTAGTACAGCTACTAAAAACGGTAAAGAAGGAGAAAAATTTAAAGCTACTGAAGGCCCAGCAGCTGAAATATTTATGTATAAATGGGGTATCCAACCTAGGTTATTTGAAAATTTATCACATAACCCAAAGGATAATAAAGTAGTAAAAGGTATTAAATATGAGTAAAAAAACAGTTTTAATTACAGGTGTAGCTGGTTTACTTGGAAGTAGATTAGCTGATTGGATCATTGAAAACAAATCAGAAGAGTATAATGTAATTGGAGTAGATGATTTAAGTGGAGGTTATAAAGAAAATGTACATCCAAACGTTAAGTTTTGGCAGATGGATTTAGTTAACCATCCTATTGAAAATATATTTGAAGCACATAAAATTGATTATGTATATCATTTTGCTGCTTATGCTGCTGAAGGATTATCACCTTTTATACGTGGATATAATTATGATAACAATTTAAAAGCAACGGCACGCATAGTTAACGAGTGTATAAAAAACGACGTTAAAAGATTGGTATTTACATCAACAATGGCTGTTTATGGTCATGGAGAGGGTGGTATATTTCATGAAGATATGGCTAGAAACCCAATTGATCCATATGGTATTGCAAAAATGGCATGTGAAAGAGATATTGAAGTAGCAAATGAACAACATGGGTTAGATTATTGTATAATTAGACCTCATAATGTATTTGGAGCTAAGCAAAATATTTGGGATAAATACAGAAATGTATTAGGTATTTGGATGTATTATATTTTAAATAAAGAACCTATTACTATTTTTGGTGATGGTTCTCAACGTAGAGCTTTTAGTTATATAGATGATTCTGTAGAACCTTTATTTAATGCTCATTTAGAACCTAAGGCATCAAAACAAATTATTAATTTAGGAGGTACTATTGATTATAGTATATTAGATTGTTCTATTGCCTTAAAAAATGTTATTGCTGAAGATACAGGTAAAAGACCTGAAACAATATTTTTAGAAAAAAGACATGAAGTACATACAGCTGTTCCTACTTGGCAAAAATCAGTTGATATATTAGGTTTTGAACATAAAACATCATTAGAAGACGGTTTAGCTAAAATGTGGCAGTGGGCTAAAGCACAACCAATGAGAGAAAGGTTTGTATGGGAAAATTATGAAATTGAAAAGGGTATATATAGTTTTTGGAAAAATAAAAAATAAATTATGAATATAGGAATAATAGGTCAAGGTTTTGTTGGTAATGCTATTTACCAAAAATTAAGTAAGTATTATAAAGTATTTACTTATGATATTCAAGCTAAATTGTGTAATAGTGATTTGCCTGAAGTATTAGAAAGATGTAAAATTATATTTGTATGTTTACCTACTCCAATGAATAAGGATGGATCATGTAATTTAGATATATTAGATAATACATTAGATCAAATTAATAGAGCCAGTAAAGAAGTAGAAGATAGAATTGTAGTAATTAAATCTACTATAATACCAGGTTCAACTGATAGATTTCAATTAGATTATCCTTATATAGATATAGTTTTTAACCCTGAATTTTTAACTGAAGCTAATGCTGTTGATGATTTTGAAAACCAAACAAGATTATTATTAGGGGGACGTAAAAAAGCTACTACGAAAATTAAACAAATATTTTCAGCCGCATTTAGAAAAACACCTAGAATAATAAAAACAGATGCTAAAACAGCTGAATTAGTTAAATATGTTACCAATACATTTTTAGCTACTAAAGTTTCATTTGCTAATGAAATTTATCAATTATGTGAAAGTTTAGATTTAGATTATGATAAAATAATTGAATATGCTACTTTAGATCCTAGGTTAGGTGATTCACATTGGGGTGTGCCAGGACCAGATGGTGATTTTGGTTTTGGGGGACATTGTTTCCCTAAAGATTTATCTGCAATTATTGAGATAACAAAAGAAAAAAACATAACTAATAACGTATTAAAAGCTACTCAAACTACTAATAACACGGTTAGATCTAATCGTGATTGGGAAAAAATGAAGGGTAGAGCAATTGTATAATGGCTGAATTATTTGTAGTAGAAGATTTTTATTCTGATCCTCATTTTGTGAGAAACTATGCTCTCAATGAATTAGAATGGCATGATAAAAAAGGTAATCACCCTGGAAGAAGATCAGATCCAGATAGACATCCATCAGTTAAAAAATTATTATCTGAAATTGTTGGTGCTAAATTAACTCATTGGGATGAAGAATGGAATTATTCTAATGGTGCTTATAATTTATGTAAAGCTTGGGATAAATGTTGGATACATTCAGATTGGGGAACTACTTGGGCTTGTGTAGTATATCTTACTCCTGATGCTCCTGTTTCATCTGGTACTGCTTTATATAAACATAAAGAAACAGGCTATAGAATAAGACCTGAAGATAAAAAACTACAGGAAAAATTAGACTCTCAGTCTAATGACTTTACTGCTTGGGAAATGACTGATTATGTTGGTAATATATTTAATCGAGCAGTAATATATAGAGGTCAATACTACCACTCAGCTGTGCAATATTTTGGAAACACTGATGATTATTG